TATGAAGCTATATGATGAATTAAAGGAAGTTAGTATATCTGAAGCTGTTTTGATTATAGCGGATTATAGTTACAAATCTGCTTTTGTAATGGATCAAGAAATTAATTTATTAGCTTGTGTTGTACATTTAATGGAAAATTGTGAGTTTAAATAATGAAATATGATGATTTGGAATATTTTAAAGCACTTACAAATCCCACTAATAAAACTATAGATTTGAAAGATGAAGAAATTATTAAGCAGTTTAAAGATTTTAAAATTTTGAAATTTTTATCACAATTTAGAGATTCTATAATATTTGCAAATGAAATAAATTTAAGACCGCATATGGATAACCGTTTAAAACTCGATTTTTTTATAAATACTCTACGAAAGCGATTTAGAAAAATCGGTAAATTTAAATTTGATATTTCAGAAGATGTAGAAGCAATTATGAAATATTATGATTATAATGAAAATAAAGCAAAATCTGTTTTACATTTGTTTGATGAGGAATCATTAAATGAATTAAAACGTTTGACTTATGAAGGCGGTCTTAAAAATGAGCGAAATATTAAATACGATGGTGGAGGTGATGTTTGAAAATGATGATGATTTTTTAAAAATTCGTGAAACTTTAACTAGAATAGGAATAGCTTCACGTAGAGATAATAAATTGTTTCAATCTTGTCATATTTTACACAAGAGAGGAAGATATTTTATCTTACACTTTAAAGAGTTATTTATTTTGGATGGAAAAATATCTACTATTACTGAAATAGATTATAATAGAAGAAATACTATTATATCTTTGTTAGAAGAATGGAATTTAATAACAGTTATAGATAGAGATAAAATACAAGAAAAACTTCCTATGAATCAAGTTAAAGTTATTTCTTTTTCAGAGAAAGAACATTGGGAATTGATACCAAAATATAATATCGGAAATTCAAATTAGAATGAGGTTTATGTAATTGAAAACTTTTTATACTAACATTTATTCTTTAGGAAACAAAATAAATGTTAAATCAGTTGTTAATGGAAAACGTGAAATATATAAGGATGAATATAATCCTGTAGTTTTTGTACCTACACAGAGAAGGTCTAAATTTAAAACATTAGATGGTGAGGTTGTTGGTAGTATTAGGCCAGGAAATATATCTGAAACTAGATCATTTATAGAAAGAAATAAAAAACTAGGATTAGAAACTTTTGGATATACTGAATGGAATCATCAGTATATAGCAGAAAATTTTAATGATTGTGATTATGATTTAAATTTAATTAGAATATGTAATATAGATATTGAAGTTGCATCTGAACATGGATTTCCTAGAGTTGAAGATGTTCGTGAAGAAATAGTTGCAATTACATTACATGATAGCTTTACAAATAAATATTATGTTTTTGGAAATTCTGAATTTGAAATACCAGATGATCGTGATGATATAATATATAAAATGGCCCGTGATGAAGAAGATTTAATAGATTCTTTTATTAGATTATTTGCAGAAATGTCTCCAGATATTATTACTGGATGGAATATTAAATTTTATGATATTCCGTATTTAGTTAGAAGAATAAAATCTTTGTTTGGTGATAAGTATGAGAAAAAGCTTTCACCATATAATTATGTTCGTGAAAGAATGATTACCATGATGGGTAGAGAACATTATACATATATTATCTCTGGTGTTTCAACTTTAGATTTTCAAGATTTATATAAAAAATTTACTTATATTACACAAGAAAGATATTCATTAGATCATATTAGTTTTGTTGAATTGGGAACTAAAAAGCTATCATATGATGAATATGATAGTATACATTTGTTTTATCAACAAGATTATCAGAGATTTCTTGAATATAATATTCGTGATGTTGAATTAGTTGGTTTATTAGAAGATAAGCTTCGATTGATAGAGTTAGCTATTTCACTTGCATATGATGCAGGCATTAATTATGAAGAAGTTTTTTCTCCAGTTAGAATTTGGGATGCAACTATCTTTAATCATTTACGAAAACGAAATATAGTTGTTCCTAAACCTCAGACTGATGTTAAGGAGGAAGAATATGAAGGAGCCTATGTAAAAGTACCTCAAATTGGTATGCATGATTGGATTGTATCGTTTGATTTAAATAGTTTGTATCCACATTTAATTATGCAATATAATATTTCTCCTGAAACTGTAGTTGAGAATGAACGTGTTGATGTTTCTATTGATGAATTAGTAGCTAAGAAAAAAGATTTATCCTCATTGAAAGAAGATGATTTAATTATGGCAGCTAATGGTACCTTTTATAGAACAGATGTACAAGGATTTTTACCTGAGTTGATGCAAAAGGTATATGATGATAGAACTACAGCTAAAGAAAAAGAAATAGAATTACGAAAAGAGAATGAAATTTCTTCTTCAACTGAATTACAGAATAAAATTGCAAAATATAATAATTTGCAAATGGCTAAGAAGATTTTATTAAATAGTGCTTATGGTGCTTTAGCGAATAAATATTTCAGATATTATAATGTTAAACAAGCAGAAGCTATTACAATGTCCGGACAATTATCTATTAGGTGGATTGAGAATAGATTAAATAAATATTTAAATAATGTATTGAAAACAAAGGAAAAGGATTATGTGGTTGCTTCTGACACTGACAGTGTGTACCTGGCTCTTGGTAGTTTGGTTCAGAAATTTTTGGGATCGATAAGTGAAAAAAATAAGATTATTGATGTTATAGATACGTTTTGTGAAGAAAAGATTGTTCCTTATATCACAGATTGTTATGAGGATCTTGCTGATTATGTTAATGCTTATGAACAAAAAATGTTTATGAGTAGAGAAGTAATAGCTGATAAGGGTATTTGGACTGCTAAAAAAAGATATATTTTGAACGTGTTTGATAATGAAGGCGTTAGATATACTGAACCTAAATTAAAAATAATGGGAATAGAATCTGTTAGAAGTTCTACACCATCTTCTTGTAGAAGTCAAATAGAAAATATCATGAAACAGATAGTGAATACTGATGAGGATACTGTAATAAATGATATTGAAAAATTTAAAAATAAATTTAATTTGATGGAACCAGAAGAAATTTCATTTCCGAGATCATGTAATAATTTACAAAATTATTATTGTGGAACTAGTATATATAAGAAATCAACTCCTATTCATGTTAAAGGTGCTTTATTGTATAATCATTTTGTGAGAGAAAATAACTTAGATAATAAATACCAATTAATAAAAGAAGGAGATAAAATAAAATTTATATACTTGAAGTTACCAAATCAAATAAAGGATAAAGTTATATCTTTTATGAACAGTTTGCCGAAAGAGTTTGATCTAAATAAACATATAGATTATGAATTACAATTTGAAAAAACGTTTCTGGATCCTATTAAATCTGTCTTAGATGCCATAGGCTGGAAACATGAAAAGGTTTCAGATTTAAGTGCCTTTTTTTAATGGAGAAATATCATGTCATTGCGAATATATGAATTAGCAAAAGAATTTAATGTAGACTCTAATAAAGTTATAGAAGCTTTAAAAGATAAGGGTGAAGATGTAAAGAGTCACCTTAGTAGTGTTGATGCTGATATTGGTAGAAGGATTATTCAGGAAACTATTGTTGATGCTGTAGAAGATAAAATTGTTGATGCTGTAGAAGATAAAATTATAGAAGCTGCAAAGAAAGTAGAGGATAAAATAGATGAAATTACATTGCCGATTTCAGATTTTGTTCCCGATGTGGTCGAAGAAGCAATTGACGAAGCAATTGAAGATGTGGTCGAAGAAGCAATTGATATTGCTACTGAGGTCATCGAGGAAGCAGTTGATGAGGTGGTCGAAGAAGTTACAGAATCTGTAGAGGGTTTTAATAATCGCAGAAAACAAGAACTTATAGCAGAAAGAGCAAAGATAGAGAAACGAGAAAACGCAGAATTGTTAGAAAAGGCTAATACTGATAAAGAAGCACGATTGGCAAAATTGAATAAAGGCGGAACATGTTTTTTTGGTTGGCTTTTTTCTTTAATTTTTAAGCGTAGATAAGGAGATTTGTATGGATAATGAATTTCTTAAATCATTAGTTAAAGATCTTGCTGATGAATATACTACTATAGCGGCAGATGGTAAATCATCTGCCGAATTTAGTGGTACCATGGATACTGGTTCTTATATTTTAAATGCTGCATTATCAGGTTCTATATATGGTGGAGTTCCAAATAATAAAATAACAGCATTTGCTGGGGAAACTTCTACTGGTAAAACATATTTTGTATTAGGAGTAATTTCTCAATTTTTAAAAAGTAATCCAGATGGAGGGATTATATATTTTGATACGGAAAGTGCTGTTACTAATGATATGCTTATGGACCGAGGTATAGATCCTGTAAAGGTGATTAAATCTGAACCAGATACTATTCAGAAATTTAGACACAATACCATATTGATGATTGATAAGTATCTTGAGCAGGATGAATCGGAACGTAGGCCATTGATTTTTGTTCTGGACAGTCTTGGTCAGTTATCTTCCACTAAAGAGATAGAAGATACTGCTGAAGGATCTGAAACACGGGATATGACTAAAGCACAAATTTTAAAAGCTACTTTTCGTGTATTGAATTTGAAATTAGCAAAAGCTAACGTTCCTATGTTAATTTGTAATCATACTTACGATGTTGTTGGTTCTTATTATCCTCAGAAAGAGATGTCAGGTGGTTCAGGATTGAAATATTCTGCTTCTACTATTGCCTTTTTATCTAAAAAGAAAGAAAAGGATGGAACAGAAGTTGTGGGGAATATTATTAAAGTTAAGATGCAAAAATCTAGACTTTCTAGGGAAAATAGGGAAATTGAAGTTCTTCTTGATTACACTACAGGATTACATAGATATTATGGTCTTGTGGATCTTGGTCTTAAATACGATGTTTTTAAGAAAATTGCTAATCGTATAGAAGTTGAAGATGGTAAGAAGGTTTATGCTAAAATTATGTATGATACTCCAGATGAATATTTTACACCTAGTATAATGGATAAATTAGAAGAAGCTGCCCAAAAGGAATTTCAATATGGATTTTTTGAAGATGATATGGAGGAAATTGGTGAGGAGGATTCCGGATTATAGAGTATTAGATGATGATGGTCAGTCGTATATTGAGATTACGACTGGCCAATATGCTGGTTGCATATATAAGTATGGAAAATTGGAATTGCCTGAAAAAGGAGAAAAGAACTTGACATTATCCTTTGATTATGCTATAATACAATCATCTCCTAATAGAGGATTAAGAGGTGTCAATCTTGATGAAGATTCTAAATTTAAAGAAACAATAGGTGATATTTTAGTTGATATTATAACATCGGAGGATACTCAAGTTGAGACAAGAAGTGCTGATATTAAAGAACTTGATGTATAATGAAGAATATACAAGAAAAGTTCTACCCTACCTTAAATCTGAATATTTTATAGATTATAGTGAAAAGTTTATTTTCACAAAAATTAACGATTATGTTGATAAATATAATAACCTTCCCGGTATGGAAGCATTATCTGTAATTATTAATGAGTCTGATATAGCTGAAACTACACTAGACGGAATTAATACTACAATAAATGAGTTTGATAATGTGGTAGATTCTGATTTAGATTGGTTATTTGATACAACAGAACAATTTTGTCAAGATAAAGCTATCTATAATACCATTATGGAGTCGGTTGAAATTTTAGAAGGTAAGCATGAAACATACACCAGACTTAATATACCTGAAATGATGTCTGATGCAATATCAATTAATTTTGATATTCAGGTAGGCCATGATTATTTTGAAGATAGTGATAATAGATTTGATTTTTACCATAAGAAAGAAGCAAAAATTCCTTTTGATCTTCAGCCTTTTAATAAAATCACAAAAGGCGGTCTCTCAAACAAGTCTTTGAACATTATCCTGGCCGGGACCGGTGTTGGTAAGAGTTTGTTTATGTGTCATTGTGCAGCAGCAAATATTTCTGATGGGAAAAATGTTCTGTATATTACATTGGAAATGGCGGAAGAAAGAATAGCAGAAAGAATAGATGCCAATTTATTAAATGTAAATTTAGAAGATTTGCAAGACATATCTAAGGATATGTATGACACAAAAATGGATAAACTAAAAGCAAAGACTAATGGTACTTTAGTAATTAAAGAATATCCTACAGCATCTGCTAATACTTATCATTTTCAGTCATTGTTGAAGGAATTAAAAATTAAAAAACAATTTATTCCCGATATAATTTATATAGATTATCTTAATATTTGTTGTTCATCAAGAATGAAACAAACAGCTAATGTAAATTCGTACACATATATAAAGGCAATTGCTGAAGAAATGAGAGGATTGGCAGTTGAACATAATGTTCCTGTTGTATCTGCTACACAAACAACTAGAACTGGTTTTGTGAGTGAAGATTTGGATTTAACAGATGTATCAGAATCGTTTGGTCTTCCTGCAACTGCTGATTTTATGGTGGGATTAACTGTTAATGAGCAGTTAGAAGAAGATAATCAAATGATGGTTAAACAATTAAAAAATCGTTATAATGATCCTACTATTTTGCGTAGATTTGTAGTAGGTGTAGATAGATCGAAAATGAGATTATATGATTTAGAAGAATCTGCACAAGATGCGATAATTGACAATATTATAAATAAGAATATTGTTCATGAGAAAGTTTATGAAGGACAATCTAAGGACAATACTGAAAAATTTGCAAAATTTACATTTTAAGGAGAAAATACGTGTATAGATATCAGTTAGAAGATGACCCCCTGCCTAAGGAGCCTCCTGAATTTAGAATACATTCGGAAGGTAAAAAATGGAAAAAGGTTTGGGTAGTCACAAAGAGAAATAAACTACAAGCGGTACTACCCGATAGGTCGTCGGCTCAGGGGTGGATCGATTCACAAACAATGAGAAAAAGACAAAAACTGTAAGTCTTATAAATATAATTAATATCTGAAACAAAGGAGGTGATCTATGAAGAATAAAGATGCTAATTCATGTGATTGTCCTTCTTGTGATTGCGATCCTTGCGATTGCGATCAATAGGACAATCCTGTGGATGATATGAGCAAAATGGAAGTGGACGAGATTGATGAAGTTACGTCCACTCCTGAACAAAAACATGATATAAATTTAGAGATACTTACATTAATTAAGTATAGACAACACCGTAAATGGTATGCTACCATCGGCATCGTTGTAATATTTCTATTCATGCTGTTTGCTATGTTTGGATTTATTATGGGTGGTAAAGAATTACCTGGAGAATGGAAAGAAATTTTACTTGTTATGCTAGGAGCCTTTGTCGGTTCATTTACCAAAGTTATAGATTTCTGGTTTAACAATAGCGAGAGTGATAATAAACTATTAGAAAGTGCTAATGATTAATTATTTAGAAGAAAAAGTTGCTCGATATTGTGAAGAAAGAAAGAAACGTAATATAACAACAAATATATATGATGTTCATAAGGAACTTGAAGTTGACTGGTGGAATGTATCAGCAGTTTTATATGCAACATGGTTGAAAGAAAATTCTACTATTCAACCAAATGAATTATCTGAACAGGAATGGTAAATAATGATTATAGGTATTAGTGGTAAGATACGATCTGGTAAGTCAAGGATAGCAAAAACAATTATTAAAATTTTAAAGAAAAAAGGAAAAACAGGAGTTATTAAAAGTTTTGCAGAACCAATATATAAAATGATTTCAGAGATGTATGAAAATGATATTGAAATTATTAAAGAACATAAACAAGATAATACTCCAATTTATATAAAAACACCTAGGACAGATTCACATGATGGATTTAAAATAACTAACTATCGCAAAGTGATGCAAATTATTGGTTCTGGTATGAGAAATTATGTTGATAGTGATGTTTGGGTGAATGGTTTATTTGGTGTAAATAATGAAAAACTTGATGATTCTATTTGGATTATAGAAGATATGAGATTTCCTAATGAAGCTAAAAGAATTAGGGATTGTAATGGACTTTTAATTAGAGTGGAAAAA